CGGAGTTTTAAACTCTAAAATTTTGACAGTTTTATCGATTTCTCTAAAAAGAGTATCGCGCTACGTTTAACTGACAACGTTGTCGCAAATCTGATCTAGTCACATTGATGAGCTAAAGGATCAGTATCTTTAGCTTCTAAAGCTAACTGAGCTTGTCTTGCTTTTATTAAGGGACCAAACTCATGGTAGTTTAGATTGTGTTGAAAGGGAATCTTGTGTTTGATGCAGTTTGCATTGATCAATTCACGAAGTTCCTCGTACTCTTGGGCACCTCTCCAGTAACAAAATCTCAGCGCATTTTCAAAATTTACAATGATCTGTTGGGTGAACGTCAATTTCGAATCCGTTCTAGCCCAATTAATTAATTGATTTATGATAGATCTATTGTATAAAGGTTGAAATATGCCACTGGAATCTAAGTTAAAGTGAGTCTTCAAAAACTGTACAGTATGTATAGTTCCAAAAGTAATTTCTGGTGTCTTGTCGGGAGCTGTAATTTCGAACTCTAAAAGTTTATATCCCTTTTTTATGTTTTCTGGATTTATAATATCTTTGACCAACGGAGATATGCCAAGGAGGACATCATCTGCAGCGACCAGGATTTTTATATGTTTCAGGATGAATGCTGTTGTTGCCCACAATGGTTCATAGGCTCGCAGAATCCTTCTTATAATAAGTCCTATAATCATCAGATGAATTTCAGAATTTTCCATAAATGTTCCAGGATGTCCTGATAATAGTCCGGCCCTCTTATGATAAACTATATCTTCGAAAATAACCTCTGAATCAACAAAGTCGACTACCAATCCATACATAATTGCTTCTAGGTCAGGTGGAAATGGGATCCCTTGAGCAATATGGGCTTGCTTTAGGATTTTTAATTTGACCCTAAGACTCATATATAATAGTCTCTGAGTTATTTTCTCTTCCCAAGCCTTAACATCATAGTCCAAAATAAACTCGTGATATGTTAAATGTTTTGCTACGGCATTCCAGTGTCGTTCTGGATCTATGCCCATGGCAAATGGTGTTGTACCACCATTGTTCCAGACATTTTTGACTTTTAGGAAGAGATCCTTGTTTGCTTTCATATAGATTATGTGATGGGCCACATTCCCCATTGCTACAAGTCTTGTTTTCGGAACTAGGATCTTGTTTGGTCCCACAAGTTCATGTTTTCTAAATTGGGATTTTAAGTTATATGATACCCTACCATTGACATACATTTCTTCCATGTGAGCTATGTCGGATAGTAATCTCTCCTGGATAGAATATGTTGAGGTGACAGGATTGAAGGTTATAAAAGGTGCCTTGCCAACGTGCCCTCTTTGTTCCAATTTATAGGGGAGACCACATGATGTACTTAAATCCATTGACGTTGATCCTGGCGATCTAATGCCAGTTATTGTCTGAATGTTTGTGTATAATCTCACCTTACTTAAATTGGGTACAGATGTACGATATTGTGCTAGAAGAAATTCTTCACACCAATTTTCCTCTTCCTTTGTGAATACAGAATTGACTTTCCCTGCAGATGTATTGAGTGCTACTTTCAAAAAATGTTCAGATCCGGGAGGTATTCTTGGATCCTTTATTGTTTGTATAGCCGGCTCCGTTTCACAGTCAACCAGACCATATAATGGAGTTTTTGAGAAGCCAGGATCTCTTGATACAGCTTGATTGGGGTAAGGAGACCTTCTAATGACCTGATTATCGAAAACATTACATAATTCGTGGTCAGTTAAAATTTCTCCCTCATACGGAACAGTTGTTATCTGAAATTCTTTTTTGATCTTGCCTAAAGCCGAGACTATCATTTCCTGTGTGACTATAGTTACATTCATTTCTCTAATACCCATTGCTGAACGCAATTTTCCTTCTCTCGACATTAGGATACCTATTATTGATCCAGTCAAACAAGTATTATCATGCACGACTAGCGAACCGGAATCTCCTAACCAGATTTTCTTTGGGATATTATTACAATGTAGAGCTGTAAACTCGCTGTTATTTTCTACAACCTTAACGACGTTTTGTTCTACATAACCAGTCTCAT